GATACCCAGATTCCACGACGCTGCGACACCGAGATTGGTCGGCATCCGCCACACGAAGATTTCAGACGCCTTATGCGTCCGCACGTTCCACTCCGAGTTGCCGTTGTCGACGCAGATGAGTTTGCCTATCTTGCCCTCAAACGACAGCAGCATCGCATCGACCCGCCAATGCTCGGTGATGACCGGGACGATTACGACTGGGACGATCGGCACCATGCAGCAATCTCCTTCATCGCTGGCTTCCAATGCGTGTCATACACGACGTCGGCGTCGTACTGCTTGGCGAACTCAATCGCCTTCTGCGATGTGCCACGCTCACGACGATACGACTCCTCGAGCGCATTCAAGATGCTCGCCACCGAAGGAGTCAAGAACCACGACTTCTGAGCAGCGTCCCAGAACGGTTGCCCATCAACCAACCAACCATCCCCGACCAGCTCCGGCTGAGCCGTGAAGTTAGAAACGATGACAGGCGTACCGCACGCCTGAGCTTCCACGACAGGAATGCCGAACCCTTCACCCATTGATGCCGCCAGAAGCACGTCAGCGGCGCTGTAGAGGGCCGCCATTACGTGCAAAGGTAGCCCCATGCGGTAAAGGTACGGGTCAGCCCATTTGATGCGATCTGGCGCAATCCCACACATCTGAGCCAACAGATTCAGGTCAAGCCCGCCCATCGATGCGGAAGCATCGCTGTGCATGTAAAGCACCGCATCCGGGTGACGTTGAGCGAACATGCCGAACGCCATGAAGTTCTCAGCGAACGCCTTACGCGGAGGATGCACACCCTTGTTCGCAGCCGTCATCATCACCACGAACCTGTCATCCTCAAAGCCCATGATTTGCCGACCAGAAATCTGCTTGCCTGCACTGTCCTTCACGAACTGTGTCGGCTTGTAGACCGACTCGATTCCGTGCGGAACATACACACTACGAATACCCAACTTCTCGAGTTCGATTTGACCGAATTTACTCATCGCAATCGGCATCACATTCGGACGCTGACACCACGCCGCCACATCAGGCGGACACGGCTGATGATCTATCGGAACCCACGACGCAATGTTCGGCACCTTGTCAAGATTCGGAGCCTTCAACACCCACACATCAAACAACGTCATCAACAACTTCGGCAGCGAAGTTGATTGCGTCCATTCCATCCAGTGTGCGACGACGATGTCATCGCTGTACGGGTTCATTCCTCGCGGATAGATTTTGATTCCGTTCCACGTCGACGTGGACGCTTCGAGGCCGTACATTGCGTGGATTGCGATTTCGTGCGCTTCTTTGACGAGCCTTTGGACGGCTTGCTGGGTTTGTTGGCCGTAGCCCGTTCCCGCCCACGGGGCGTTGGAGAACCAGAGCGCCCTGACCGCGTCCGCGGTTCGACGACTGACTCCTCCCACAAGTGAGCCACGCCCCGCTGCAAGAGCAGGGTCGCCTCCAAGTCCGGCAGGTCCACTGGCACGCCCTTGATTACTACTCGCATTCACGCAGTCCTCCTTCGCAGGTTTGATTCAACCTTAGCCGATAAATGTCAAAGCGGCCCGGCACCACCCTGCGTGTGGGTGCCGGACCGCTCGACTATTCGTGTCCCATCAAGGGACTTCTTCGAGTTTGCCTTAGGAGGCTGCGCCGATGAAGTACTTGATGTGGCTGGTCTGTGGCAGGTTGCCATCCACGCGCATCGTGGCGCGGAAGGTGACGAGGTCCGCATTGAATGCGTAGTCGTCGCTGCGATCCAGACGCAACCCGCCCGCCATGCGGACGTAGTAGCTGGGGAGGTGGCCGAAGAGGACCGACTTGGCGGCAGTTGCCTGCGCTGCCATTGCCGGGTTCTCGTACACCGGGAAGTTCAACAACTGGTCGTTGCCATCTGCCAGCGCTGGGCTGAAGATGTAGAAACCAGCTGAGTCCTTCAACTTGCGGACTGCACCGAGCGAAGCGGTGTTCATCATCCAGCCGACACCTGGGAGACGACGCGCAGCGCCGTTCAGGTTGTAAGCCAAGTCGATGAGGTTGTCCGCGGTGAACGCACCAGCGACACCCGTTCCACCAACGATGCCCGAACCAGCGGCAGTGACGACACCGTTCGGTGCGCCCGTGCCTGAGCCAGTCGTGAGGCCAGCGTTGACCGCAAAGCCGATGGCGTTACCGGTCTGGGTGGCGAGGAAGCCGAGAATGTCGACTCCGCTGTCTTCGATGAGTTCACGCGACAGCTGCACCAGGAACGAGTACTTGTACGCGCCCAAGGTGATGAAGCTGTTGAACGTCGGGTCAGACTCGCCGATCGCGGTGCCTTCGCCAGTGACCGTACCGGTCGACCAGCCAGCCTGCGATGGGATCTGGAGGTTCTCGCCACCAGCCGTGCGAAGCACGGTCGAGGTGTCGAGCATCGGGCCGACGAGACGAGCCTGCTCAATGACGCGGTCGAAGAACGACGTCGGCACCGGAGCACCGCTCGACGTCTTGACGACATCGCGGGTCTCGAAGGTGAACGAACGGGTCTCGCCACGAGCCATCGAACGGATGACGTCTGTGTCGTTGGATACTGCTTGAGCAGCCGGGCGAACCTGGGCGGCGATGTCGCGGGTTGCCGCTTCAATCTTCGCCTCGCGCTCGGCATCAGCCTTGAGGGCTTCGATGCGAGCAGCACGCTCGTTGAGCTCAGCGTTCATGCGCTGGTAGCTCTGCTCTTCTTCTGAGGTGAGGTCGCGCTTTTCTGCTGCAGCCTTGTCGAGAAGGGACTTTGCCGCTTCCCAAGCACGCTGACGCGCCTCGACCTGCTGGTCGATGTATTGCTTCATGTTGGTTCCTCCACGGAACGTTGTTGGGGTCGCAGGGATTTTTTCTCCCGGACAGGCTCCTGAACCGGCACCTTCCTGCGGCTCCGCAGCGAAGACTCTTGACTGAGTCTAGACGAGCTTGGCTTGCAGTTCAAGTTGCTTCGCAAGAATCGAAGCAGGAACCTGCTCGGGCTTCTTGCGCAACTTGCCAACCACATCAAGCAGCAACGAAGCCTGCTCGTCATTCAACTCAGAACCAGCCTCAAGTACGGTGATCGCGTCGGCGAGTTTGTCGACGTCGGCCGCTGTTCTTTCGGCGAGTTGGTCGAGGCTGCGCACTGATGCGCTGGTCGCCTGGTATGCGGGGAAGCCCGTCACCACCGACACTTCGTAGAGGCGAACTTCTTTGAGTTCGCGCACCATCCCATCATCAGACCAAGAATCACCTTTCGGTGGAACCGAGAATCCGAACGACATCGAATCCACATCACCGCGCTGGATCAGTGTCGAGAGGTCGCGGCCGACGGTGGTGTCTGGTAGATCGGCTTCAACTTTCAGACCGCGTTCATCTTCCATCAAACGCAACGTCTTGGCGCGAGTCGTCGCAAGAAGCATCGACGAGTCATGGTTGAGATACATGCGAATGTTGTTCTTTGATTTCAGTGAACGCCTGAATGCGCCTGGTGCGATTCGCTCAACGAACGGCAACGGCTCTGAATCGGAGTTGAACACTGCGGCGTATCCGCTGAATGACATGCCGTCACCGGCAGGACCTTGCCTGACCTCGAAGTCGTTGACTGTTAGACGACGGGTCTCAATCTTCTCGGTCATGGATGACAATGCTAGTCCGTTGCGGAGATTACTTGTCCACGAACAATCTTGACAAGCGGGCAAGAGTGACCAGGTATCCGAGACGCCCTTCCTCCTCACGCACACGCTCCGCTTGACGCTCGAACCACTGCATCGCAGGCGACGGATCAAGCGGGTTGATTCCCCACAGGTAGAACGCGACCGCGCCAGCACCGGGGAAGCCGTCGTTGTCGGCGTCGCTGTTCTGCGGCGCTTCGAGGTCTACCAGGTGTCTTGCTCCCCAAGCGTTTGCACGAATGACTTTATCCTCGCTGATTCTTCCCGCAGCCATGTCGCGGGCTTCACGAACAGTTCTTGCCACAAGACCATCACCAGCGAGGCCCTGCCCGTAGTAGTCCAAGCCTTTGCGGGCCGCGTCGCGGATGTAGACCGGCACATCGAATGAGAGCTGTCGACCGACGACGTTCGTGTACGGCTGATACTGCGGGTCTTCATCGTTGACATCTCCAGTCTGAATCGTCTGTCCTGGGTTGTCGTTCGGCGAACCCATGACAGGTTCCCAAGCGTTGCAGTAGTAGGCGGGTGAAACTTCGGCATCCCACCGCTTGCAGTAGAACCGCTTGAAGTATCCGCAGTTGCCGCAGTTACGATTCGCAGGCACATCTTGATTTGCTGCGGGTCGGTAGTTGTCTGGAAGTTCACGATCTTCGGCGTCGTCATCGTCTGGCGTGTCACCATACGAAGCGTCTTCCATCTCTTCGTCTTCGTCGTCAGGTTCCTCAAGTTCACCGATACGAGTGAGCGTTGAGAACTTGTGTCCGACGATGACGTCGGTGTCTTCCCAGCCGCCTTCGACTCGCTGATAAATCTGGATTAGGGCCACCGGGTCATCTTCTGAGGCTTCCAACTCGAAGTCGGTACCTGGCACGCGCACCGAACCGGAGCGGAAGATTTCCACAATCTCGCCACGCGCACGACCACCCGAACTATTCCACGAAACATAATCACCCACCATCAACTCATCAGGGCGAGCACGCTCGCCACCCGGTTCCATGTCCTCAGCAATCGACACCGCAACCATCTGATCGATGGCCGCCTGCTTCGACGTGTGACAGCCGATGACTTCTCCGTCTTCTTTCTCGACAGCCCAACCTGAGCAGCCGGGATTGGAATCAGAGATGAAGTACGGCATCAGGAAGTTTGGATGATGTAACTGAGCACATGACCAGATTTGTTTGACACTGCGAAGATTCGTTCGCCTGGGTTCAACTCGAACACGATGCGCTCAAGTTTCGACAATACCAATCCGCTGTTGACTGTGACACCAGGACCGCCGAGATACAAAGCATCCGAGTTGTCGTTGTTCGCAAGATGCAACTCCATCGGGTTGGCCGATGCGCCATTGATTTGCGTTGCCGCAGTACCGACCGAAACTGTTCCGCTTGACAAAGCCATGTTCAACCTCTCAGAGCATCAACAATACTTGCAAGTCGTCTTCTTCGGCGACGAAAGTGACAGAACCTTCAGCACGCGCATTCACTGACGCAACGATCGGCGTGCAATACGCGAGCACCGTCTTCGGATTCGGTGCGACGATTTCCAGCACGAGCTCAACGACGGGCTCGACTTTCTTGGGTTTCGGTTTGCGTTGCGGATACGGCATCCCGCCAACCTCGACCTGCGGTTGAGGTGTCGGCGGTACCACCGTCCCGGTGGCCGCAGCATTGAGTCCGCCGAGCGGGGCGTCACCGACGGCGTCCGCTGAGACTGCTCCATCAGCCGATGCCACCAGACCGCCCAGAATGCCCTCTGCTGAGGCGACGACGGTGATGACACCAGTTGCAGCCGAAGTCGCTTCTCCGAGCCCCGCAGACGCCTCTGCGGCGATTGTGATAACAGCAGCCGCCGCTGCTATCACTTCACCCAACGCGGCATCACCAGACCCGACGATTGTGACCCCAGCCGAAGCCGATGCCGTCAATCCGCCGAGCAGCGCCTCAGCTTCACCCGTATCAGACACGACACCAGTCGCCGAACCAGCCAGACTGCCGAGGTCGGCTTGCGCATCCGCCACCACCTCGACATTGACCTCGGCAATCTCTGCAAAGAGTTCGCCGAGCGGGGCGTTCGCTGTTGCGGTGACGACCGGGGTGACGGTGCCAGTCGCCGATGCCGACAAACCACCGAGGGCTGCGGTGCCGGTGGCGGGTGTCGTGAAGTTGACGCCGTCGAGGACGCCGTTGCCGTCAAGCGTTGAGGTGTCGAGGACGAACGCTGGTGATGGTCCGTCGAGTCCGACGTCGGCGTCGTCAAGCTGCGACTGGTCGAGGTAGAACCGTGCGACCATGACGGCCGCTTACGATGCGAGCGTCAGTGAGACCGTGAGTGCACCCGAGGAGATCGTGAACGTGTCGCCTGCCGTGTAGGCGTTCGCGGTGATTGTTCCCGAGAAGAGGAAGTTGCCTGCCGAGATGTTGTCCCAGGCGGTGAAGTGTGTTGCGTCTTGCGAACCGGCGATGTTCGTCCAAGTGATTGCGGCATCAGATGCGATCGAGCCTGTCGAGGCGGCTGCGAACGACGCTTCTTTGCGTGTCGTTTCGGTTGCCGCGTTTGATGTGCCGTTCGCGCCAGGGTCACCGACGTGCAGTTTTACATACACGGTCGCCACAGCGAAAGAAGTGTTGTTGCCGACCGCATCAAGCCATGCGTTCGCCAAATACGAAGAGATACCTGTTGCCATCAGCCTTCAACCCTTTCCACGATTTCAGTGATGCGACCGTCCTCGCCACGCACCACCTGACGCACAACGGTGCGCTGTTCTGGGACGTTGACGTTGACGACTGTTTCTGGCACGTTGACGACCGGCGCGTCGACATGCACATGAGGCGGCGCAACATGAATCACTTGTTCTGGCATGTTCACGTTGAGTTCTCGTTTTGAGTTGACTTCGTATGCGGCCTGCGGATCGGCAGGGCTGACCGTTGCGAGCGGCTGCAACTGTGTTGATGGCAGACCAGTGTGTTCGATGCTTGGCATGTCGAGAGCTGCCAAGACGCCAGCCGGGTCGAATCCTGCGAGCACGAGTCGTTGTGCGATGAGTGACTTGCGATCGAGGTCGGCGAGGTTTGCTGCGGTGATGTCGATGTTGGCGAGCGGTACGCGGTATGCATCTCCGCCTTCGATTGGTGTCATGTCCTCGAAGCGGCGAACATCGTTCACCGACAAGTAGCCGTTCATCAAGCCTGATGAGTATGAGGCGTTGCGTGCGGCGATGTCTCCACGCAGAAGTCCTGCGGTGGTGAAACGAATGAACGCACGCCCAGCCAACAGCACGCTGTATTCGGATTCCACCTTCGACAGATACGGCGTCAATGTGTGCTGCAAGAAGTGCAACTGGTTCGCTTCAACCGATGCATACGACATCGCACCCGGTGTCGTGACACCAATCATCGATGGCGGCACACGGAAGATGCGGGCAATCTCTTCGACTGCAAACTGGCGTGATTCAAGGAACTGTGATTCGTTCGGGTCGACACCCGTCTTCTGGAATGTTGCGCCACCGAACAGGATGCCTGGGCGATGCGAACGACGCAAACCTTTGTGGCCGTCCTCGAATGCGTCGACGAGGTTCTTGGCTTGTTCGCGTGAGAGGTTGCCTGGGAACTGGATGATGCCTGTGGTCGATGAGCCTTGTCCGAAGAAGCGTGCAGCGAACTCTTCGAGTGCACGAGAAAGGCCGAGGTTTTCTTTGACGAGGTCGATGCGTGACTTGCCGCGAAGTTCACCGGGCAGAGTCAGGTCTTTGATGTGGATCATGTCCACGTCTTCGATGCGGTCACGAGCGTCATAGACGTAGAAGAGTCGGCCTGCACCGTCGCGACGCACTTCAGTGTGTTGCGGGTTCAGTACCGACAAGGCGAGCACTTCGCCTTCTTCGTCACGAATGATGCGAGTGAACGAGTTGCCATTCAACAGCAACGAAACGAGCACCTGCTGGAAGTGGTCGTCCTTCGTGACGCCGATGTCGGGTGCATCAAGCCACGCTGGACGTGGACGGTATTGGAGACGCACACCCTCCTGGCGGATGTACGAATCGACTGGCAGTGACGCAATCGTGTCGGCGATGAGACGCACGCACGCATACACCGAACCAATCTTGAGCGAATCTTCCTGCGTGACGTAGACGCCAGAGTTCGTCGTGAACGTGTAGCCGTCGCCGAGCGCGAACAGTGACTGGAACGAGATTGCTCGCTCTTCGTCCTTCTGCTGACGTGACGGTACGAGGCGGTCGAAGATCACTTGTCGTCATCCTTGACGCTTCGAGATAGGGCGAACGCGGCACCCATGCACGCCAATCCGAACACCATCGCCCCAAGGGCTGGTGATACGAGGAAGCCTGCCGCTACCAGCGACAAGATTCCGAGAAGTTCTAGCACGACAACGACCATCCTGACCTCCTAGGTTAGACGAACAATCGTAGTCACACCACGAAGAATCCAGGCGTCGGAGCTTCGACCGGTGTCGTCGTTGCCCGATCGGTTGCCATCGCCAACGCAATGACCGCGTCAATCTTGCGTTTCGACTTGCCTTTGCTCAACGTCCACCCATTGTCCTTGACACGTTGCGCAGCAGACAGGACTTGGTCGGAGAAGATTGGGTTGCCGTCGTGCGCAAGTTTCTGATTCACGATCAACTCATAGAGGTTGCCGCACGCAGGCACCATGCGTTGCGGCGACTGCGGATACTCCACCATCGGGAAACCATCCTCGGCCAACGCTTCAGCGGTGCGCATGAAGAACGCCGGGTCGAACGCAATCTCCTGAATGTCGTACTGCTGCGCCACCTCACGCAGATACGACTCAACCGCGGCCACATCGAGCACGCCACCTTCAGGCAACCAAATCTTCGCCCGCGCAACGATGCGACCCTCAACACGCTGCACGAGAACCACCGCTGTCGTGTCGCGCTTCAACGCCATGTCCACACCAACCCACGTCGGCGCACCAGGCTGCAACTGCAACTCAGGTTCACGACACAACTCCCACGCACCCTGCGGCAACCACGAATCCTCAGCCGTTCTGACCCACTGATTGAACCGATACCTGCGCACCGACACTTCGCTCGTTTGACGCACCGCAATCTCCATGTCCTCCATGTCAAGCAGACCCTCGGCAAGATTCGGATTCGCCTGCAACCAAGCATCACGATCATTCAGGTCACATCCCTCCGGTGCTTCCCACCACCAGAACCCGAACTGCTCATCCTCAAGCTCACCCCGACACACCTTCTGGCCGTAGGCGTACAGCGTGCCGCAGATGCTCGAGAGGTCGTAGCCCGCAGTCGTGATAGCCACAATCTGCGGATCGCGCCTCGCACCAGAACCGAGCGTCAACGCATCCCACAGTTCTGAGTTCGGTTGAACGTGCAACTCGTCAAAGATGACGGTGCTCGGATTCAAGCCTTGCTGCAACTTTGCATCGCTCGACAGCACCCGGTAGACGCTGTGCGTCGAAGGCACCTCAATCGCATCCCGATACACCTTGCAGATTCCGCTCAACGCAGGCGACTGCTGCACCTGCCACTTCGCCTCATCGAACACCACCCGCGCCTGGCGTCTGTCACCAGCAGCCGAATACACCTCGGCACCGTGCTCGCCCTCAATCAGACCATAGAGCGCAATCAGCGAACCCAGCAACGACTTCCCGTTCTTGCGGCCCAACCCAATCAGACTGCGCCGATACCGCAACAGACCATCAGGCCTCCGCTCATAGAGGGCGTTGATGAGATTTCGCTGCCATGGTGTCGGCGAAAATGCTTGTCCAGCCAATATTCCTTTGGAGACGTGCATGAATGACTCTGCGAAGTCAATGACGTGCGGCCCTTCAGTCAGCCTTGGCTTCTCCGACGTCAACCACCTTGGCGGCACGACCGCCCTTCGCTTTCCTTTCTCGGTAAGCGTCAAGCTCATTTTGAATCTTCACCTCCACGAAACCTAGGCGGGCACGATCCACAGGAGTGAAACCGAGCAGGGACAAACAATCTAACACCTGCGCATCAAGTGT